GCGCCCGATGTTGGGGTCGCTCGTAAAGGCTTCGTGGGCGAGTTCACCGACATCCCGTGCGCGGTCTGCGAGGGTATCGACTACCCCGCCACCGAAGTCAGCGGCACGGTCGCGCATCTGCTGGAGGTATTGCAGCGCGGCGGCAAACCGTGATGGCGCAGGGCGAGGCACTATTTAAATCGCTCCAACTTATACAAAAGGGAAGCAATTTCGCCCACGATCTCATCCACGATGTTCTGCAAATCGGTGTCCTTGGGCAAATCGCCTCGGATGCCCTTTACAAACGTCAGCAGGCTTTCGGCGTACTTGGCCGCGTCCTTTTGTACCTTGAACCCTTCGGGGTAGTCGTCGAGCGGGATAATGCCGTGGTGACCTTGATACGCCTCGGCGTACTTGTCGGCCAAGTTTACGATGTTCTCGTAGTAATGGCCGAGCGCCTTATGGGCGGCGTAAGACGCTGTGTTGAGGTGCAGGTAATGGGCTGCCGTGCTGCTGTGCAGTAACACCCCGACAAATTCTGCTGCGTCTTTATGCGACATAGTACCTCCGCTTGGCGAGATTATCACACAGGTGTATCGTTGCAACTATGTCAACTTTTGTGTTTTTCCACGTTGGCCCAGACCTCGCCATGCCCGCGAGGATGGTGGAATCACTCCGCCGACATAACCCTTCCGTTGAAGTAATACAGGTTACCGATCACGACACCCGCACGGTGCCGGGGGTAACGTGGACGGCCCCGACTGACGGCGACCCAGAGTTCTTAATGCTTTGGCGCACCCAAGCGTTTGCCGGGCTGGGGCTAACGGAACCTGCGATGTACCTCGACACCGATATGATCGTAAACAAACCAATTAACGTCGAATTGCTCCTTGACGACTACCACATCGCCGTTTGCCGTCGCTCGTTCAACCGTGAAGCAATGTTCAACATCCGCCAGCGCGGGCAAGATTACAGCGAATATGCAGGAAAGACGCTGGACGAAGTGTACCCTATTGTTGGCTGCTGCACGATTACGGCTAGTAGCGGGGCGTGGGAAGCAATGGCCGAGATTTATGCCGCACTGCCTGACAAATTTAAGCGTTGGTATGGCGATCAAGAGGTTTTGCGGGATTACGTTAATTCGCTGCCTGCGTCTTGGGTGAAATATCTGCCCGAGTTTGAGTTTGCCTGCTTGCCAGAAGCCGCCAACGTCTACCCCCGGCCCTCAATCACCCATTACAAGGGTCAGCGCAAGGCGTTGCTTAACGGAGTTGCTCCGGTTTAATAGCCGCCGTGTACCGGGCGTAGAGTTCGCGTATAGCGGTTTCTGCGTCACGGGCGACGTAATGCTCACCCCTTGGCTCGAAAACGTCTCTAAACGCTTCCTGCGCGGTTTTAAGGCGTCTCTTGGGCATCTTGACCTCTACCCAACATATCCACTGCAAGCCGTCAGGCAGTAAACGACTAATTAGTTTGTCGGGGATGCCCTGCCCAGCGGTACCGTAATCCATTACCGTAAACCCGGCCTTGCGTAGCGCCTCGGTGATGATGGCGTCGTTGCCGTCGCGGCGGGCCGCGTACCTCATTGTTTGACCAATAGCCCCTGCCCGGTCGGCAGTTCTAACACCTGCTCTTTGCCCTCAAGAAATCGCTGGTGCGTCAGGGCTGACTCACGGTATCGGCGGAACCCGTAGTCGTCAAACACAACGATAGACCCCGGCTGCAGTCGTTCGTAGATTAACGGGAAAATGTGACCCTCGGCCTCGGCGTTGTTAAGGTCAATTTGGCAGAACCCGATCCGTTCGGGCAGGGCGGTGACAGCGCAGATATCGCCCTGATGCACCGTGACGTTGAAGGGCGCGAGGCGCTGGCGCACCTGTTTAAAAAGGTTAGGGCCGTGGTCAGCCTTGCGGGCTTCCTCGGGCACGTTGTCAAACAAGTCGTAGGCGTGGACGGCAGGGAGTGACGTTTGATAACGCAGCACAACTTCCAACGCCCGACCGTCGTAAGTACCGATGTCTACTATGTCGCCTTTGCCCAATGCCTGCTCACACGCCCAGCACAACGTGTAAAGCCGCCATAGGCGGGCGCGTAGGGCAAAATTGAGGCTACCGCACGCGGTGTCGAAACGCGGGTCAGTCGTAAAAAACAAGTTTCTAAACCACACAAACAGATCGTCGTGCAAGGTGCAATCGTTTCCTTTGTTTGCGCCAAGAAGCGACATCAATTGTTGTAATGCTTTTTGCACTTCAAGCCGTTTTTCAAGGCTGAAGTCCTGATAGTCTTTGTGGAACATTGCTGCAAAAGGGATCACAACAAATCTCGTTTTATGTGCGGCTCATTTTGGTTCTTCATAAATTCAAACTCCACGGTTTTTTGCATCGTGTGCTGCGCGTTGTGGAGACACCCAACCTGCGCGGGTCTTAACCCAGCCGCGTGACCGCAGCAGTTCCTTATTACCGCAGGCACCGCTTCTGTGTTGGAGGATGCTCGACGCGCCGTAAAATTTCTCTCCACACTGTTTGCAGGTGCGGGTCATCGCGGCACCTCCTGCCGCTCTTTGAGCCGTGAAATACCACGGGGGCCAAAGAGGCAAAACACCATCGTCTTGAGGTGCGGGTTACCCAATACCTCCCCGGCAGGCGCATCGCGCAGGTGCATCGCAACGACACCGCGAAGCCACTCCATGCGCTCGGCTGTATCTGCGCCTTCCTCGACTGTGTACCTCGCCCAAAGCGCATCGCAGAGTTTCAATCGGTTTATCGGGGTCGGTTCCTGCTTGTCCCAGCCTCTACTGGCACGGTCTTGCGCGGCAATGAACATCGCATCGTCCTGCGCCTTCTGTTCCGGGCTTTTGATCGGGCGGTCGGGTTTTTTCTTGTCCTTAAGTTCAAACAAACCCTGCCATTGATTGCTGATGCTTTGGTTAACCACAGCATCTTGGTCAGCGCCATACCGCGACAACTTCAATTTCATCGCGTGTTCGCTGGCAGTCTTGATGGGCTTGCGAATAGCCTTGCGAAAGGCAACCCATCGTTCCCATGCGGCTTGGTCTAGGTCGTTCATCGCAGTCTCCTGTTTGTGGAGGATGCACGGTACTCGTTAACGGAGGTAAACGCAACAAGTTTAGTTCAGGCTTCTAGGATTTAAGATTTAACTCTGTAGGATTGTTTCGTAAGACCCATGCTCGGAGGACCGGGAAAGGACCCCCCTAACCCCCAAGAACATTGGGAGCCAAGAGAGTCCAACCTATGCCCGTATGGACGCGGTTGTTAGACCCGCCAGACCGTGGTATCCGGTGTCTGGTCGATGATTGAACATCATGTGGGGATTGCACCCACCCCGCCGGTGACAGATGCCCGTATCAAGGGGTCGCGTGGTGGGGTGTTTGACACGACTAGAACAGCCATGTAAATTAACCATCACGCGAGAACAGCATCTCAAGCGTAAGGGCATTCCCCCCGCCCCGTCAAGCCCCCGCCATGTGCGGGGGTTTGTCGTTTCTGGGGGTCGCAGAATCGCTTATAGCGGCTCGTGGTGCAGGGCAGGGGTAGGTAGCGGGGTAGCCGTAGAGTCGGTTGCAATCTGCGGGGTCAAGGCCTGTAGAGCCTTCCACTGCCATACCCGCATTTTGGGCAAACGACCTGTTTTAACCCACCTTGAGACAGCAGGTTTGCTAACGCCAAGTCGCCGGGCAAGTTCGGCCTTGCGACCTTTACAAGCGGCAAGCGCGATCTGAATGTCCATGCCGCGCAGGTTAACGAGCGTGAAAATAATTGCAAGTAGGTTGTTGACAAGGGCGTAACCTGTGTTAACCTGTCGGTGTTGAGTCAATCCACAGATAGGAGCAACAGATATGACTGACATGACACGCGAGTACGAATTGATTGAGGGGCTTTATTGCGAATTTGATTTTGAGTTTTGCAACGACAACACGATGGATTCAGCCGCCATCACCTCTATCAAACTGCCAAATGGCACTTGGCTGACCCTCCCGGCCCCCATCTTTGTTCACACCGACAGACTTGCAGCGTTTGCCGAGCGCGAGAAAGCCGAGCGCGATGCAGACTGGGCCGCAGAAGACCGGCTCGACCGCCAACGGTCGTGGGAGGAAAGCCTGTGAACATCTGGGAAGAACTTGCTGGCCTTGAGTGCCGCATCACCGACAAGACTCTCCGTGCCGCATGGGCGCGGATGGTTCAGACCCGCAGCCCTGCCGATTGTGCGCTGGTGCAAGACATTGCAGACGACACGGTTGACGCATATATGTTTTGGCGGCTGGCGCTTTGCGCCGAGGAATACGCCACGGTCGAGCAATCGCTGGCACACCTGCTCATCAAGGTGACCGAATGAAAACCATTGGCCTGTACCTGTTCTCGTTCGTCATGTTTGCCGCTTTAGTGTGGCTTGCCGTGAGGACTTTCTAATGGACGACTTTGACCAATCAGACGCGCCGTGGGCCGATGATGACGGCTGGTGGCATCAGCAGGACTTGGAACAACAGCAACAAGAGGAAGAAACAAATGCAAAGTGAATCCATTGCCGCCCTCGCAGCGGCGCTCTCCAAAGCGCAGGCCAGCATTACGGGCGCACTCAAGGACAGCAGCAACCCGTTTTTCAAATCTAGATACGCCGATCTTGCATCGTGCTGGGACGCTTGCCGCAAGCAACTGGCCGATAACGGTTTGGCGGTGATCCAGGCCACCGACGTAACCAACGTCGGGGTGGTGCTGGTCACGACGCTTGCCCACTCATCCGGCGAATGGATGCGTGGCGTGCTGCCCATTGTCACCAAGGACGCTGGGCCACAGGCGCAGGGGTCTGGCATCACCTACGCTCGACGCTATGCCCTCGCTGCCATTGTCGGGCTAGCGCAAATTGACGACGACGCAGAAGCCGCACAGGCGCGTAACAAGTTTGCCCAAACCGACCTCAAGGTGCTTGATCAGATCGCCGCTTGCGACTCCGCAGAGGCTCTCACGGCGTTGTTTAAGTCGTTGCCGATGGATGCCCGCCAGTTGCACATGGACGCTTTTACGAACCGCAAGAAGGAACTGGCGTGATGGAACAGCGCACCGACGAATGGTTTACCGCCCGGTTGGGTAAGGTTACCGCCAGCCGCGTGGCTGATGTCGTAGCCAAGACCAAGACCGGGTACTCGGCAAGCCGTGAGAACTACATGGCCGACCTCATCGTGGAACGGCTGACGGGGCAGAAAGCGTCCTCGTTCAGCAACGCCGCGATGGAGTGGGGTATCGAGCAAGAACCTAACGCTAGGGCCGCCTACAGCGCCCGTACAGGCGAGTTGGTGGAGGAGGTGGGGTTTATTGACCACCCCGCCATTACAGGCTCTGGCGCGTCCCCAGACGGACTAGTAGGGGAAGGCTGCGTGGAATTCAAGTGTGCCAACACGGCCACCCATCTTGAGTACCTGTTGGCCGGTAAGCCGCCCGAGAAGTACGTGACCCAAATGCAGTGGCAGATGGCGTGTACCCGGCGTCCGTGGTGCGACTTTGCGTCCTACGACCCGCGCCTGCCCGAGCATCTGCAACTGCTCATCGTGCGGGTGCCGCGTGACGACAAGCGCATTGCTGAACTAGAAATTGAAGTAACAAAGTTCTTGAACGAGTTGGAAGAAAAGTTAAACAAACTACAGGAGTTAAATCGTGGCTAATTACGACACCCCTTACGACCCAAATATGCGCGGAGTTTTGTTCAAAAACAATCAAAAAGGCAACGCCAAGGCACCTATGTACCGTGGATCGTGCGTGATCAACAACGTGGATATGAACATTTCCGCGTGGATTAAAGAATCCAAAAAATCGGGCGACAAGTTTATGTCTTTGAAATTTGAGTCTAAAACCGCAGCACCGCCGAAGCGTGCGCCTGTGATGGATGAAACCCCGTTTGACGATGATAAGGACTTGCCGTTTTGAAACTCAAAATCTTCATCGGTTACGATAGCCGCGAGGATATCGCGTATGAGGTCGCACGCGCCTCCATCCTTGAACACATGGATGCCGAAGTGCTGGCGCTGCGATTGGACGACCTGCGTGAGATGGGGCTGTATTGGCGTGCGCCTGACCCCATGTCAGCGACGGAGTTCAGTTTTTCGCGATTTCTTGTCCCTGCGCTCTGCAACTTTAAGGGTCGAGCGTTGTTCATGGATTGCGACTTTTTAGTGCGGAAAGATTTAACCCCGCTGCTTGACTACAACAATCCCGACATCGCGGTATGGTTAGTCAAACACGACTACAAACCTACCGCGTTGACCAAGATGGACGGTCAAGCGCAGCGACAATACCCTCGCAAGAACTGGTCATCGTTCATGTATTTTAACTGCGAACACCCGATGGTGCAGGGGTTGACGCCTGACATTGTGAACACAGAAACCGGGATGTACCTGCATCGGTTTATGTGGTGCAACGACAAAAACATCGGTGGGTTGCCGACGACATTTAACTACTTGGAAGGTTGGCATACACGGGCGCAGGTTCCTGATCCAACCTGCGTGCATTTTACGGAAGGTGGCCCGTGGTTCGACACCTACCAAAATGTTGAGTACGCGCACGCATGGAAACAGACCGCTGCGCGTGTAAGGGCATCTGAACGATGAAGCGTATATTCCCCATCGGCACGCCCGTTGAGCAGGTGTTAAAAGCCGTAGAGGTTATGTATCGGTTACTGCCGAGCAAACCTTTTGCAGTAACGGTAGAAGAATGGAAAAAACCGCGCACCAATCAGCAGAACGCTTACCTATGGGGCGTGGTGTATCCGGCCATTATGGAGGGCGGTGGCGAAGCGTTAGGCGGTTTTACGAGGGATGATGTGCATGAATGGCTTTTAGGTGAATGTTTTGGTTGGCAGACGTTAGAGGGCTTTGGGCGCAAGCGTATGCGACCGCTCAAACGATCCTCGGCGTTGAATAAACAAGAATTTACCGATTATTTAATGTTCATCGAGGCCAAATGCGCCGAAATAAACATTGTGATACCGCAGCCTTACGAGGGGTAGCAAATGCCATTCACAGTTGAAGTGCCGGAGTTTGTCATTCAAGCCAGCCAGCGGTATTCCGAGTCTGTAAAGATGGGAAACCGTGGCGACGGTAGTGACGGCACGGCAGAACAACAGTTGGTTGGGGTAATTGGACAGAACATGGTAAACATGGCGTTATGCACGCCGTTTATGCAGCGCGATACTGGGTTTGACGGCGGGTTTGATTTTGAGTTGTTTGGATTGCGGATTGACGTTAAGACTATGGGTCGCACGACCCCGCCGCGTGGCGATTACGTTAACAACTTGTTGCGCTCTCAAATCAAATTTGATTGCAACGTTTATTTGTTTTTAAGTTTTAACAAGACAAACAACTATCTGACTTTTTGCGGGTGGATTACTAAAGAGTCGCTGTTGTACCGCGCAAAATTGTACCGCAAAGACGAAATCCGAGAGCGATCTGACGGCAGTTCGTTTTCTTTAAAAGCCGACACATTGGAAATTGAAAACAAGCAACTAAACCATTCATTTCGCAGTTGGCCGCAATTAATTGTTGCTTTGCATCAACACACTACGGATTTGTTTTAATGAATTTGCGCAAAGAGGCCAAGGGCAGGGGCTGCATGGTGCGTATCCCAGGGGTGTGCAACCACAACAGCGAGACAACTGTGCTGGCTCACTACCGGCTTGCCGGGGTATCTGGGATTGGCATGAAATCGCCCGACATCCTCGGAGCGTGGGCCTGTTCGTCTTGCCACGACGCTATTGACCGACGATCACACACCGACCTTGAACGAGACTATGTGCGTCTCGCGCACTTTGAAGGCATGGCTCGCACTATCATGCAATTACACAAAGAAGGATTAATATGAATTTTTGGTGCGACACGCCGTACATTACGGCTTATGTGCGTAATGAGTTTTTGCACGACCATAAGAAGGGCAAGGGTGAATTTACCCTCTGCACCGTATTCGGCTTTCGTGCAGAACCTATGCGCGTACCTTACTTCCAAGTCATGCTGGAGTCAGGCGCACAATGGGCGCGTATCCCAATCCACGCGCTATGCAGCAAGCCCTGCCCAGAAATGACGCTGCTGCTTACCGTGTGGTGGGACTCGTTTAGCCGCAACTGTCAAGTTAAAGAAGTAGCGTTCCTGCGTAACCACCGAGTCAAGGCAATAGGTCGTGACGGGGTGCAGCGACCGGGTACATACTTGATGACGATATTTTGGTGTGATGGCGGTTGGAGCGAAATGCCTGACCAATCGAAAGACCATCACATCATTGCATTAGACGCGGGCCAATGGATTGCCTACCCTAACAATCGGCTGTTGTGGGCAGACCCGTCGTGGATCACCGGGGAAGTGCCAAAGGATTGGCGCTCCCCATCAACCAACTACAGCGTTGAGGGTATGCCATGAGAGCGTTTATAAGGCGATTACGGCAAATTTGGGCGACAGACTGGGGTCGAGTACCGCCCCCAAACTGGCGATGCAGCCGGGGCTACCGAGACACTTGGTAAACGGCTGGCGAGTCGTCTAAAGGTCGGACAACGGACTTTGACTCCGTGAATGAAGGTTCGATTCCTTCCTCGCCATCACACCCTGCGCTCGAAGTGCGGCACATCCTTAAATGACTTCCAGAACCCGCCCCATTGGTTCTTGGGGTTAAGACTCTGCCAATACTCACCGACCGGCGTAAGAGCAGGGATGTCGTAGGTCAACTTGCCGTCGCGGAAGAAATTCAAGTCGATGGCGCACCGCTTGAGGTGGATGCTGTTCATCGTCTTGCTGCGACCAGTCTTGACATAGATGGCTTGCTGTTCCGGGGTACGGGCAAGTTCACCGCCCGTCACGACGAAGCCCAGTTCAGTCGCTTTGTTAACGAGTTTGGCGACATCCAGCAGGAACGCTGCTTGTTCTTTTA